CACTCATCATCTTTCCTCACCCACTGGACACGTTTACCATCGTGTGGTATGACGTAGCCACACCTATCACCACTAGTTGTCGACAGAACACGGAGGCCCTCGTTGTGGCTCAATTCTCCCAGATATTGTTTCTGAAGGAGAGCCTTACGAAGGAATCCGGCAAATCGACGCTGAAATGCGGTGAAACAAGGGTCAATGACCCCATGGTGGTTGACTCCAAGACCACCCAACTCCTTCGCTGCGAATAAATTCCCAGTCGTAGGTGTATGGGTAAACCTAGAGACCTGCATCCAGTATTTTAATTCTTTCAGATAATAATGCTTTATCCGAGAGAATGCACGCTGTTTGTTGTAGGCACCCTCTAGAGCGCGATCAATGCGATCGCCCAAAGGGAGGACCCGGTTTTCTGGACGTTCACACCAGGTTCGGTTCATCAGTAGACCGACATCCAGGTGTCGTATCCGTTCGAACATACCCCTGTCATAGAGCCACAGTTCACTGTTGACTGTTAGAGCCTTATGATGGATATAGTTCTTTCCTACAGACAGTTCTAGACCTAAGGTTTGGACATTCTGCTTCCAGAGAGAGTAGAAGTCCCCTTCCCCTGTGGGTCTGGGTGATTTGAAGAGGATATCATCTCCGTTAATCAAGACGGGGAGATCCTCCAGATCAAAACTCAACCCAGTATATTCTTCCAATGTGTTCCAATAACCAATGAGGTTTATGGCACAAAGGATGGGGAAGGAAAGGTTACTCCCCATGAGCTGACCATTCCTTTGTCTAGTGGTCTCGATCCCTTCCTCCTTACTGTACTCTAGATCCTGACCATACAAGACGTCACGGAGGGTGTCCAACCATTTCTGATGGACATCCTGGCTGAGTCCTGTATCAGCGGGGTCAAGATGAGTAAGGAGGGACTCGAATACTACTTGGGTAGCAGTCATGTCTATCTTGTCAGTAGCAGACTTATAGTCACCACTGACCCAATGGTCGAAGACTAAATCCTTCTTTACGAAGGGTTTGATCCGCTTGACCATTAGTTGTGTCTGACTATCCAACCAACGGAGGTGATCCACCTTAAGGGGACCCTGTGTTAGAGCGAACTGGTCTGGTCTACGTAAAAGTCCACGCATGTACTTCTGCATGGGACGCGCGAGCCAGTACTTCAGGGCATTGCCCTTACTAATAGTTCGAACTTTCAAGGGTTCAACCAGTGGAATCACTCGGACCTTACTATGACACCAGTCGTAAGAACCCTCTTCGGAACGGTCTGGAAGTTTCCAATCCCCCCGAGAGAGCCTAACTAGTTCATCAAAGGTCTCATCCAAGGTCTGCCCCCTTTCCTCGCGTACGCGAAGTTCATGGGGACTGTACCACATGGAGATGAGTTGGTCATATGAGGCTAGCCAGATCCTGGATCGCAGTTCTCTGTAGGTCTGGTGTCGAGGGTTAGTTCTCACACCACTGTGGAAGTAATTGTACATCCAGTCGTGTGTACCTCCATCAGCGAATGGAGACTCATACGAAGCCCCCATTGTTGGGGCAACACCTGGAGTACCTGTTACATTCCTTACCGGATCTTTGTTCCTCTTGTGAACGGAAGTTCCATAAATACATTGACGCCAGAACCGTCCAGCCTGTTTACGTAGGCGGAGGACCCTCTCAGATTGGTTTCCTGCCACATCCTCATGTGACAGTGGACTGATCCTACCAAGGGTTTCCGCATGGTCTACCAAGGTACTATGGATATACTCCACAGAAGCAGGCGCACAGCCACGCTTTACACCTTGCAAAATTGACCACCACAGGTGATAGTTCTTGCGCTGACGAATCGCTAGACGGTTACGGAGATACTTCAGAAGAGGACCCGTAAAGAGGTCACAAAGTCTGAAGCCATCCCCATTACCACCGTGATGCGAACGCCATCCCTGAGGGATTGCTGGAACCTCGTTATGTAAGAAGAATGCCATTGGCCAGGCCGTCGTATACTTCGCGAAAGCGATAAAACGATCAGGAGGCCAGTTGCGTGCCACCCGAAACACCGATAGCAAAATGCGTTTCGGTATTCGGATGAGGGTGGGCTCGTGGTCCAGTATGACCTCAAGCATGGAAAGGCACAACGCAGCAGCATCGTGCAATACACGTACGGTACTGCATCGAATCAGG